ATAAAGTTGAAATCGGAGATAGATATTCTGAGATGAAATCTATCGATATAGAAACAATGGATAGAATATGAATGAATTTCTTAAAGAAATAGCTAGGTTATGGTGGGTTGAGGTTGGAACAGAACTACAAAATCCTTTATCCGAAAATTCCATAAAGGGCTTACGAAAAATATTAGAAGAAGAATATGATTTCGATTCAGAAGTAATCGAATACATTATAGAATCTGCAATCAAAACACCTACAAACTTCCATTTGGGTGGTAATAGAGAATCAGGTATGCAGGTAGGTTCAAATGATACTGCAGTATCGGCACATCTACATAGTGATGAAGATGATGATTTAGATGGTGCTATCGAATATGATGAACCAATAGAAGAAGAGGAAGAAAAAGATGAAAAAGAAGATTCAGAAGATAAAGAAAGACCTGATAGTGGGGATGATAAAGAAAAAGTTATTGACAAGTTGGGACAAGGCGCTCTCACTGCTATCGAAAAAGAAAAATTAAAAGAAAACTTACTAATCGAAATAGGTGCGTTAATTAGTGAAGCAAGTGTATATAATGATAAGTACGGATATGGGCATAAAGTTATGTGGAGTTCGACGGGTGAAAAAGCATTTGCTAATCAATTACCAGAAGGAGCTCCAATGATGGTAATGCCAGCTTCTAAAGTTAAAGCTCAAAGTGATGTAATCAAAATTGGTGGTGGAAATGGTATAGAAGTTTACTTAAAAGGTGCTAATGGAAAAGTTTATCATATTATAGGAGCAGGTTCTACAGTAGGTAAGTGGTTCAAACACTATAAATCAAATACAGAGTTTAAATTAGATACAAATGCTAAAGAAACTGCATCATTATTAGGTGTTTATATGGATGCTGAAAAATATCTGATTGATTTTAATGAGGCTGATGATGAAACACTTCCAGCCTTAGTTACTAGATTTAAAAATGATGTAACAAAAACACTAACGGGACAAGATTGGGTGAATACCAAATTGATAGGTATGTTAAGTAAAGCATCACTACCTAATATTATTCAAGTTTGTGCTATTGCAGCCGGAATGGATAGGTTTTGTAAAACAAAAGGAATTAAAGGTTATAATATTATCCACGGAAAAATCGATAAATATTATAAAGCTGAGATAAAAAATCCATATACCAAAACTGAAGGTGGTAAAGATAATACTGCGGATTGTGTTATCGTAAAAGGTAATGCTGATTCATTCTTAGTGAATATGGAATCCGAAAAGATTTCATATGAATCTAATGGATTATGTAGATTAGCTAGTGGTGAAGAGTTTTATCAAGTTTCATTAAAACAAGCCGAAGGTGAGGCTCAATTAGGAAAAATTACTTCGGATTTTGCAAACACATTTGGTATGTATTCTAATAAGGATTTGGTAAATATGTTTATACATGAGAATTCACAAATTCTTTTAGATGAGGGGTTGAAAGATTTATTTAATAAAGGGTTAGAGTTTGTAAAATCAGTTGGTAAAAAAGTAATTGATAAAATAATGCAAATTGGTAATCTGTTTAAAGGACTCTTTAGTAAAAACTTAAAAAGTTTACAAAAAAATCAAAAAAAATCTGAAAAAAAGGTTGATAATTTCATAATGAAGTTAAAGGTAGATAAAAAATATCTTAATGAAGAATTACTTTTAGAGAAAAAAGGAAAAGTATCAATAGAAGATAAAGTTATAGGAATTTCTAAAGATGCTAACGCTATGAAAGCGTTGTATAAGTTTGCAGATGAAAATTTCCAAAATGTATTCACAAAAACACAAAAGCCAGGTTTAAAACACGTAGGAAGTACCTCTTTTCCAGTATCAAAAAATTACGATGCAGATTTAGTTAGAAAGTTAATGGCCAATTCTAAAGCATATGATTGTATTAGTAGGATGTTAGGTGAAGCTGGAAATCAACAAAAAGATTTAAGAACATTGTTTTCCGATATGGTAGCTTTAGAAAGAGAAATGTACTTTGGAAGAACATCATTACCATTGGTAAAAGTATTTGGTTTAAAATCAAATGGTGGTGGAACTGCATGGAAGTTCTTAAAGACGGGTAAAGAATTTGTAGAAGAACGAGTATCTGCATTTGCTGATATGCCTGAAAATGTACTTATTGTAAATAGTTCAGCACAAGACGGGTATATGTCTGTTGAAGCTATTATGTTGAGTTCTTTGGATTCAAAAACACAAAAACCTATGTATAATATAGTAGCTATGAGAACTAATAGTACAGATACCACAACATTTGTAATAGAGGGTTCAAAAGTTGTAACCTTAGACTTTTTGAAAGATACTAGAGGAATATAATCGGAGAGAATGAGTGAGAACGCAACTACTATGTACGTTTACAACAGAATCTTCGTTTGAAGAGTTGTTAACTAAGATTTTTGATGGATACCAACTATTCAGTAGAAAGATATTCATTCTTAAATTAGAACCATCTAAAGAATTGGTGATTAGTTACAATATCATACCAAATAGAGAAAATAGGTTTTTACCTAACAGTATAATGGTACACAGAAAAAAAGAATCAAACACTATTTACACAATCAACGCATTAAACCGATTGATTAAAGAATTAAATGGTGGTAAAGAAGATAAATCTTATCAAGTAAATTGGAACGATTATCGTAATTCCATTATCCTTACAGATGGTGATGGATATAAGGTTATGGGTACAAAATTGTTCCGAATAGTTGACGTTAATTAAAAAATTTTAATATTTATAGTATATGGAAGAATGTAACTGCAAAGAATGTATTTGTGAATCAAAAGTAGAGTGTAGCTCGACTTGTGGTTGTAACAATCAATGTGATTGTTGTAAATAAATTTGGTAGTTTAAAATATTTTTCGTATATTGTAACCAAATCAACACTTGGGATTAAATAGTGGTGTTGAAAAAAAAATGAAATATAATTTGGAAGTTTGAAAAAACTTTCGTATATTTGTATAAATAATAAATGTTTAATAACTAAAAAAAGGTAAATTATGGCAATTGACTTAAATGCAATCCGAAACCGTTTGGACAGTCTACAAACGAAAACTACAAAGACTGATAATCTATGGAAGCCGAAACCAGGCAAGCAACAAGTAAGAATCGTTCCTTACGTTCACAATCCATCAAATCCATTCATTGAACTATTTTTCCACTACAACTTTGGTGGTAAGAATATTCTATCACCTCAGACACATGGTGAAGCAGACCCATTAGTGGAGTTCGCTGACCAATTGAAATCAACTGGTGATAGAAACGATTGGAATCTTTCAAAACAACTTACACCAAAAATGAGAACTTATGTTCCTGTATTAGTAAGGGGTGAAGAATCCGAAGGTGTTAAGTTTTGGGGATTTGGTAAAACTGTATATCAAGAACTTCTTGCTTTCTTTGCAGACCCTGATTATGGTGATTTAACAGACCCAACAAATGGTAGAGATATCACTGTTGAGTTTAAAACAGCAAAAGAATTAGGAAAGAACTATCCTGAAACTTACATCAGAGTTAAACCAAATCAAACTCCTATCACCGAAGATAAGAATGTATTGGAAAACATCAAAGACCAAATTGAACTTCCAAATATGTTCAAAAAGTACACTTACGATGATATGAAAGGTTTGTTGGAAACTTGGATGGAAACTGGACAAGTTGGTGAAACAGAAGAGCCAGAAGCTCAACCAACTCAAACGAACAATCAAACTAAAAACGAACCAGCAGCAGCAACTACATCAAATTCTGATGTAAAAGATGCATTTGAAGATTTATTCAATAATTAAAAACTAAGTTACTATGGCTAAAACAAATCGAGATGAATTATCATCGATTTTAGCAGATAACCTGAACAAAAAGTTCAAAGGACAATCAAAAGTAGCTTACTTCCTTGATGGCTCCGAGCAGACACCCACCGACTTAACTGAGTGGGTGTCTACAGGAGATGATATGTTAGATTTAGCTATATCAAATCGACCTAATGGTGGATTTCCTGTTGGAAGGATTGTTGAGGTTACGGGACTAGAAGCGAGTGGTAAATCTCTGTTATCAGCACATACATTAGCAAATACTCAGAAGAAGGGTGGTTTGGCAGTGTATATTGATACAGAGAACGCAATCAATCAAGAATTCTTAGAAGCATTAGGTGTTGATACTCAAAAGTTACTTTATGTACCTTTAGAATCAGTAGAAGATATCTTTGATGCTATGGATTCAATTATCGAATCAGTTAGAAAATCTGATAACGATAGATTGGTAACAATAGTAGTTGACTCTGTAGCGGCAGCAACAACTAAAGTAGAATTAGCAGCTGATTATGACCAAGCTGGCTATGCTACTCAAAAAGCAATCATTATCTCAAAAGCAATGAGAAAGATTACAAATCTTATTGGTAGAGAGAGAATATTGGTTGTATTCACAAATCAACTTAGAGTTAGAATGGGAGTATCATTTGGTGACCCTTATACTACATCAGGTGGGAAAGCATTAGGTTTTCACGCATCTTGTAGATTGAGAATGAAACAAATGGGTAAACTCAATTCTAAAGTTGGGGGTGTTGACCAGACTGTTGGTATTAAGACTAGAGTTCAAGTCATTAAGAACAGAATGGGCCCACCACTAAGAGCAGTTGATTTTGAAATCTATTTTGATAGAGGTATTGATAGATATGGTTCGTGGTTGAATACTATGAAAACATATAAGTTAGTACAAATTAGTGGAGCATGGTACACTTGGGTTGATGAATCAACTGGAGAGGAAATTAAATTCCAAGCTAAGAATTTCACTAAACTCTTAGAAGAAAGACCAGAGGTAAAGGAACAAATGTATAAACAAATCTGTGATAAGTATATCTTAGGATACAAAGAAGCATCCGAAGCTGCAAACACAGATTCAACACAACTTGATGAAGGATACGAAATCTAATTACAGAGAAATGTTTAATAACTTATCAAATACTCCCAAAAGGAATGTTAATGATAAGGTAATGATTGTAGATGGATTAAATCTTTTCATCAGATGTTTTGGGGCAGTTCCAACTCTGAATGATGATGGAGAACACGTCGGGGGATTAACAGGTTGTCTGTTATCCCTCGGCGCTCTTATCCGTAAGAACAAACCAACGAGAGTTTTGGTGGTTTTTGATGGTAAGGGTGGTTCACATCGTAGAAAGAAAATGTATAGTGGTTACAAAGAAGGTAGGACTGGATTAACAAAGGTAAATAGATTGGTTGGTTATGAAGATTTGGAAGACCAAGCTGAATCTATGAAGAAGAATTTTAACTTACTAATTAAGTATTTAGGATTCTTACCCGTTGATTTATGTTATATTGACCACATTGAAGCAGATGATATTATGGCATATGTTGCCAGACACATCTTTGAAAAAGAAGTTATGATAATTTCCTCTGATAAGGATTTCTTACAATTGGTAGATGATAGAATTTCAGTATATCTACCAACTAAAAAGAAACTTATGCATAAAGAGGATGTAAAAGAGTTATATGGAGTTCCATCAAAAAACTTAGTATATTATAGAATTTTTGATGGTGATAAATCCGATAATATTCCTGGCGTAAGGGGTATCGGACCAAAAACACTAATAAACAAATTAGATTTCCTTCAATCGGATGGATTAACATTAGATACCTTATTCGAAAGGGTATCTCAATTGGATGATGAGAAACTGAAAAACAAAATATTGGAACATACCGATACTTTGAAATTAAATTACGATTTAATGCAGTTATCAGAACCAATAATGGGTTCATCGATTACATCAAATGTACGAAATATCATTGATTCACCAATCAACGGATTAAATTCTTTTGGATTCAAAAAAGAGTTTATGGTTGATAAACTTTACACTGCGTTTAAGAATGTAGAAACGTGGTTAGTAAACACTTGGGGTGATTTGGATAAATATTCAAAACAAACCAGAAAATAATTTGGTAGTTACAATAATAATTCGTATATTGGTACAATATGGATAAATTCGGAAACAAATTTGGTACATCATTTCAG